TGCTATAGAAACATATATAAATACACATGTTGGTATACTGGAAACTGGATACGGAGATATGTATTTTCAAAGAACCTTAAATGATTGGGCTAAGTTTAATGTTAATAATAGAACAAAGCATGATGCATCTATAAGTTCTGGATTAGCTTTAATGGCTTGTAATAAAAACAGATATGTACCTATTGCAAAACAAGAACGTAAGTCTATAGATTTAGGGATTAAAAGATATAACAATAGTGGAAACATTTCAAAAATACTTAAATAAATGAGGATCGAAACTAACACAAATAGCTCTTTTCCTAGCCAAGTGGTTAGCAATGAAGAAAAAGCAAGCTTAGACTACGGTATACAAGTAGGAAGAGCTATTGAAGGAGAATGGTTTCAAGAAGGAAGATCAGGAAACAGATACGCTCAAGCTTATAGTAATTTTCATCAGTTAAGGTTATATGCAAGAGGAGAGCAATCAATAGCTAAGTATAAAGACGAAATGTCAATTAATGGTGACTTGTCTTATTTAAACCTAGACTGGAAGCCTGTTAATGTTATATCAAAGTTTGTTGACATCGTTGTAAATGGTATGTCAGATAAAGGTTATCAAATAAACACTGTTGCACAAGATCCATATTCTGTACAAGAAAAAACAAAATATGCTGAAGCTGTTTTAAGAGATATAAATTTAAAACCAGTTCTTACTGAATTCAAAGAAAATCTTAATGTAGATATATTTAACACTTCTAATCCAGAAGAGTTACCTGCTAGTAAAGAAGAATTAGATCTTTATATGCAAATGAATTTTAAACAGCAGGTTGAAATTGCAGAAGAAGAAGTTATAAACAATGTTTTATCATTAAACAAATATGATGAAACAAAAAGAAGATTAGCTTATGATTTAACTGTTTTAGGTATTGCTGCTTGTAAGACTCAATTTAATAAAACAGAAGGAATTACTATTGATTATGTAGACCCTTCATATATGGTTTATTCTTACACAGAAAATCCTAATTTTGAAGACATATACTATGTTGGTGAAGTTAAGTCTATTACAATACCTGAATTAAAAAAGCAATATCCTGACATTCCAGAAGAAGAATTAATAAAAATTCAAAACATGCCTGGTAATTCTCAGTATATAACAGGTTGGGGTAATTATGACGAAAACACTGTTCAGGTAATGTACTTTGAATATAAGACATATCATAATCAAGTGTTTAAAATAAAGAAAACAGATCAAGGTCTTGAAAAAGCTTTAGTAAAGCCCGATGGTTTTGATCCACCACCTAGTGATAATTATGATGTTGTAACTAGAACAATTGAAGTATTATATACAGGAGCAAAAGTTTTAGGTAATAACTACATGTTAGAGTGGAAGCTTGCTGAAAATATGACTAGGCCAACTGCTGACACAACAAGAGTTAAAATGAACTATTGTATATCTGCACCAAGAATTTACAAAGGTCGTATTGAGTCATTAGTTGGCAAAATAACTGGATTTGCTGATATGATACAGCTAACTCACCTTAAGCTACAACAAGTAATGTCTAGATTAGTTCCAGATGGTGTTTTCTTAGATATGGATGGTTTAGCAGAGGTTGATTTAGGTAATGGAACAAACTATAATCCAGCAGAAGCTTTAAACATGTATTTCCAAACAGGTTCTATAGTTGGTAGATCGCTTACACAAGAAGGTGGTATGAACCCAGGTAAAGTACCTGTTTCAGAATTAACATCTTCATCAGGTCAAGCTAAAATTCAAAGTTTAATAGGAACGTATCAGTATTATTTACAAATGATACGTGATGTCACAGGACTGAACGAAGCTAGAGATGGAAGCGTGCCAAACAAAGATGCTTTAGTTGGTTTACAAAAATTAGCAGCTAACGCGTCTAATACAGCAACAAAACATTTATTAGATTCTTTATTATATATAGGTTTAAGAACTTGTGAAAATATTAGTTTAAAAGCTGCCGATTTAATAAGTTATCCACTAACAAGAAACTCTTTAATGAACTCTATAAGCACGTTTAATACTAAAACTTTAGAAGAGTTAATTAATTTACAAATACATGATTTTGGTATTTATTTAGAGCTAGAACCTGAAGAAGAAGAAAAAGCTAAACTTGAACAAAATATACAAGTTGCCTTAAAAACACAATCAATAGATTTAGCTGATGCTATAGATATTAGAGAAATAAATAATATTAAACTAGCTAATCAATTTTTAAAGTTAAAGCAAACGCAAAGACAAAAGCAAAAGCAAGAAGCCGCTCAACAAAATATTCAAGCTCAAGCTCAGGCAAATGCTCAATCTTCAGAAGCAGCAGCTATGTCTGAAGTACAAAAGCAACAAGCACTTACTCAAGAAAAAGTAAATTTAGAACAAGCAAAATCTCAATTTGAAATACAAAGACTTCAAACAGAAGCTCAAATAAAAAGAGAACTTATGGCTGAAGAGTTTAACTATCAAATGGAATTAGCAAAAGCTAGAGCAGGTGTTGAAGCAGAAAGAGAAAAAGAAATAGAAGATCGTAAAGATCAAAGAACAAGAATACAAGGAACACAACAATCAGAAATGATTGACCAAAGAAAAAATGATTTATTACCTATTAACTTTGAGTCAGAAGGTAATGATGAGTTAGGTGGGTTTAATTTAGATTCGTTAGGACCTGAATAAACCTTTTATTTATTTAATTATATTATATTATGTCAACAGAAGTAAAGCAAGAAGGCGACTTTAAAATAAAGTCTAAGCCAAAAAATTTAGGTAAAAACACAGATGCTAAAGACAGTATTAAAAAAGTCACAATAGCTGAACCTAAAGATGAAATAAAAAAAGAAGAGGTAACTAAAGTAGTTATACCTACAGAAGATAAAAAAGAAGACGATGCCATTCAAATCGGAGAAACAAATGCAAGCGATGTTACTGTCGAAGAACAAAAAGACGGTGGAAGTAGCGAAGAAGTGGTTGAAGAAGTACGGGAACCCGTTCAAGATGAAAAACCAGTTCTTCAAGAAATAACCGATGAAGAAGTAGCTGAAGAAGTTAAAGAAGTAAAGCAAGAAGTTAAAGAAGCTAAAAGAGATGCTGAAATAACAGGTAAGCCTTTACCAGAAAATATTGAAAAGCTTGTTTCTTTTATGGAAGAAACCGGCGGAAGCATAGAAGATTATGTGCGGCTTAATGCTGATTATTCTAATGTTGACAATAATACATTGTTAAGAGAATATTACAAGCAGACAAAACCGCATTTAAACAGTGAGGAAGTAAACTTTCTTATGGAAGATTCTTTTTCGTTTGATGAAGAATTAGATGAGGAGCGAGATATCCGCAAAAAGAAACTCGCAATGAAAGAAGAGGTTGCAAAAGCCAAAAACTTTTTAGAAAGCTCAAAAAGTAAATACTACGACGAGATCAAGTTGAAACCGGGCGTAACTCAAGAGCAGAAAAAAGCTATGGACTTTTTTGACCGCTACACGAAGGAGCAGGAGACTGCAACTGAGAGGCATAATGATTTTAAACAACGAACAGATGAGCTTTTCAAATCAGATTTCAAAGGTTTTGATTTTAAAGTAGGAGAAAAGAAATTCAGGTACGGTGTGCAAAATCCAGAAAAACTAGCTGATAAACAATCTAATATCACGAACCTAGTCGGGAAGTTCTTTGATAGTGAAGGTAAGATACAAGATTCAAAAGGTTATCATAAAGCTATATATGCCGCTGAGAATGCAGATACTATTGCTAATCATTTTTACGAACAAGGAAAAGCAGATGCAATCCGCGAGGTTGTAGATGGTTCTAAAAATCCTAGCACAAGCCCAAGACAGGCTACACAGACTGAAGGGTTTAAAGATGGAATTAAAGTAAAAGTGTTAGGCAATAAGGTGAATGATTCTTCAAAGTTATCAATTAAAAAAATCAAAATTTAAAACTATATAAATTATGGCACTATCACCCGCGTTTGGATCATTAGTTCCAAGCCAAAAATTACAAGCCCTTGAGACTAACTATCTTAGTTTCACAGACGGCAACAATGATTTCGCACAACAGTACTTACCTGAGATCTACGAACAAGAAGTAGAGCGTTACGGAAACAGAACTCTTTCTGGATTCTTACGTATGGTTGGAGCTGAAATGCCAATGACATCTGACCAAGTTGTTTGGTCTGAGCAAAATCGCTTACACATCGCTTATGACAGCGTAATTATAGCTGCTGGAGCTGCTGTTGACGTACTTTCGTTCAACGTTACAGCTACTATCACTAACGTTATTGCTGTAGGCGACACAGTAGTTGTTATGGAGCCAACTGCCGGTAGTGAAGTAACAGGTATTGTTACTGCACGTACTGCTGGAGTTGTTGGTGGAGCTGACGCTACTATCACAGTTAAGCCTTATGGCGCCCCTAATGTTTCATCTACCGTTGCTCTCGGCGGTATTGGAGCTGGTGGTTTCACAGATCTTAAGATCTTTGTTTATGGTTCTGAATACAAGAAAGGAACAGGCGACGCTACTGCTGAGTCTATTACTCCTTCTTTCACTCAATTCAGTAACTCACCTATCATCATCAAGTCTAAGTATCAAATCTCTGGATCTGACACTGCACAGATTGGTTGGGTAGAAGTTGCTACTGAAGACGGAACAAGCGGATACCTTTGGTACTTGAAAGCTGAGTCTGAGACACGACTACGTTTTGAAGATTACTTAGAGATGTCTGTTGTTGAAGGAGAATTAGCTGCTGCTGGTTCTGGAGCAATCGGAGCTAACTACAAAGGTACAGAAGGTCTTTTCTCTGCTATCAAGGCAAGAGGTAATAACTTCGCAAATTACGGTGGAACTTTAGCTGAGTTTGATTCTGTTCTTAAGAACCTTGATACTCAAGGAGCTATTGAAGAGAACATGCTTTTTGTTAACAGAAGCCTTTCACTAGAGCTTGACGACATGCTTGCTGGCTTGTCTGCTGGAGCAAACGGTGGAACTGCTTATGGTTTGTTTGAGAATTCTGAAGAAATGGCGTTGAACTTAGGTTTCACAGGTTTCCGAAGAGGTTCTTATGACTTCTATAAGACTGACTGGAAATATCTTAACGATGCTTCTACAAGAGGTGGTTTAGTTAAAGCTAACGGAACTGCTGGAGTTAACCCAATTGAGGGAGTATTAGTTCCTGCTGGAACTTCTACTGTTTACGATCAAACTTTAGGCACTAACATCCGCCGACCATTCTTACACGTACGTTATCGTGCTTCTCAAGCTGATGACCGTCGTATGAAGTCTTGGTTAACTGGATCTGTTGGAGGAGCTTACACTTCTGATCTAGACGCTATGCAAGTTCATTTCTTATCTGAGAGATGTCTTTGTGTTCAAGGTGCGAACAACTTCGTTATCTTCACTGCATAAGCACTCATAATCACAGTAATATTACCCCTGGCTTTGGCTGGGGGTAACTATTACTCTTTTAACTATTTAATCTTATTATATCATGGCTAAAAAAGCTACAGCTAAAAAAGTTGAGGTAGCACCTCAAGAAATTCAAACTCCACAATACGTGGAACCAACGCCGCGAAAGGTAGCGAAAGCTCCTAAGTGGGAAATAAGGGATAGAATATATCTCTTACAAGACAGACACAAACCATTAACATATACATTGCAAAGTAAGCATCATCACAGATCTTCATTGCTTTGGTTTGACGAAGAAACAGGTATGCAAAGAGAATTACGATTTGCTATAAACCAAAACTCTCCGTTTGTGGATGAACAAAAAGGCGAAGTAACACTTGGTCATATAATGTTTAAAAATGGTGAACTCAAAGTTGCTAAAGAGCAACAAAACTTACAAAAACTATTATCTCTTTATCATCCTGCTTTAAATAAAAAGTATTATGA